GGATTGCAGCTCGGAACGGGGCCCCATATGGGTAAACTTCACATAACAAGACCCAAAAATACCAAAACTTTACGTTGTCTCCGCCAACGCTTTACGTTACTCCCAAACTTAACCCACCCCCACCCCAAAAAATTTTACCAACCCAAGGTCCCAAAAAACCAAAACTTAACGTGTTGACTGCAAACCTGTTTGCATCCAATAAATAGTCATGGACAATTCACCGCTGGCTCATACGAAGTGGTCGGACCGTCTGGCGTTCGACATTGCTCTCAGACTGGAAGGGTCTGGCGAGGACCTTAATGAAATTATCCAACGGCATAGAATTAACGCTAGCGATCTCTTTACGTTCAACACTGACCCAATCTTCCTGAAAAAGGTCGAGTCATACCGCAACGACATTCGCGATAAGGGGATGACGTTCAGGCTGAAGGCCCGGGCGCAGGCTGAAGAACTGCTTACAACATCTTGGCTGCTTATCCATTCCCCGGACGTAAGTCCCGCCGTCAAAGCCGACCTGATCAAGTCAACAGTCAAGTGGGGCGGACTGGAGCCCAAGAACGATGTGGCTGAAACAGGCGGTGGCAATAGCGTTCGTATAACCATCAATCTCGGCGGGCAGGAACTTCCTATGAATGTTATCGACCACGAACCCGTGGCCATAGATCATGACGAGTGAGTTTACGGATAGCTTTGAGGGTATGCCGGCCAAGCGGCTATTTACTTTGGAAGAATATAATACTTTTCGCCAAGCGCTTCTTGAACACAATCTATCATTCAAGACGAAGATAATTGCGCGGCGGAGAAGACCTATGCAGTTTCTGGTTATTCTTCTGGGGTAAGTCATGACGGTTCATGTTGTGCCTGTCGGTGATCTTCGTGAGCATGTCCTTGATGAAGACTGCTGGTGCGATCCATTTATAGACCAGAGTGAGGACGAGGATCTCGTTATTCATAATTCTCTGGACAAAAGAGAACTTTACGAAACTGGCGAATTGAAACCGCACTGACCATGTCCCTTGTCATAGACTACACCCCTCCCCCGACCGGCAAGAAGTTCATGATGTCGGACGCCAAGATGAGAGTCCTCATGGGACCTGTCGGGTGCGTTGCACCAGACACTCTGGTTCTTACCGAATACGGACCTATACCCATCTGGCGTATAGATCGTCCAATGCGCGTTGTATCGTGGAACGACAAGACATGTCGATTCCAGCTTTCTTGGTGTGGTGGTGCGTTCCCAAAAGGTACGGACTACCTGTTCCAAGTGACAACGCCGCAAGGAGTATTTGCCGCAAACGAACATCACCGGACTTACGCCGCTGACCATAACTATCTACCCGTTGGATCACTTTGCCCCGGTCAGTCCTTATCCCTATGTTCTGATACCCGCGCGCTGACCAAAGCCTTGTGCGGCCAGTCGTTGTCGCTGCGAGATGCTCCGCGTTTGACGAGAATAGCCGTAGGTTATCTGGAGCGTTATGCAGAGTTAGCCCGTCAACGTGGTCTACAACTTCTTCGGGAAGAAGGTACCGACCTAGCTTTTGTTCAAGCACCAGACGGTGCTCGTAGATCAGCTTACCGGCGCGACTGGTCCGCTGGCGAGCGTATGGGTGGCCTGTTGGGGCGGTTACAAGAACGTACCCGTCGAGGTCTACACGACGTCCTGTTTTGTATTGATGGTTTGCTGCGCCCGGTTGCGCGCCTTCTCCACGGCGCGGAAGATCTAGCTTTAGCAGGACCTTGCGAACGTAGCGCGGTGTCAGGCCAACAAGGTCAGCTATCTCCACAGACGTACGAACGCCATCTGCCAGAGCTACAATCTTCTTTGTGTTCTCGTTCATTGAACATTCCCTCCATATCCGACGGGACCATCGTATCGGTTACTCGGGAGATCGTCAAGAGGTCTTACTGGGATATGCAGGTACTAGACACGAACAACTACGTCACAGTGGACGGGACGATCCATCACAATTCTGGCAAGAGCGTGACCTGCTGCTTTGAGATCGTGCGCAGGGCCAGTATGCAGATGCCCGACGCGAACGGGATGCGGCGGTCGCGGTGCGCCGTGGTCAGGGAAACCGTGCGGCAGTTGACCGATACGACCATCAAGACGTTCCTTGACTGGTTCCCCGACGGGGTGTGCGGCCACTTCATGAGGACGACCAAGACGTACTTTTTCAAGTTGGGAGATGTCGAGTGTGAGATAATGTTCCGGGCGCTGGACGATGCGGACGACGTGGCTAACCTTAACTCACTGGAGTTGACCTTTGCTTGGTTCAACGAGTGTCGGGATATTCACCCTGATATTGTCGATGCAATGTCTAAACGTATCGGTCGTTTTCCGTCCAAGAAGGATGGCGGGCCGACATGGCATGGAATGTGGGCGGATACCAACCCGCCGGTCATGGACACTTGGTGGTACTACCAGATGGAGAAACTTGACCCGAGCGATGGGGTCTCGCCTAACGACAATGGTTGGGAAGTGTTCAAGCAACCGTCGGGTCGGTCCGCTATGGCGGAGAATATCGAGAACCTGCCGGAGGGTTACTATGATACCAAGGGGCGCTCGGAGGATTATATTCGGGTTTACATCGACGGCGAGTATGGTCTGAGCCTTGCCGGCAAGCCTGTGTATAAGTACTTCAAGCCGGACTACCATATGGCGCGGAACAGCTTGCGCCCTGTGATGAACGGGGTCAGGCCCATCGTGGTTGGGATGGATCTCGGGCTGACGCCGGCGGCGGTTGTCGGGCAGCAGGACGCACGAGGGAGGGTGCTTATCTATGCTGAGGCGGTCAGCTTCGACATGGGTGTGCAGCGGTTCACCAAGTCTGTGCTTAAACCCCTGTTGTATGAAAGGTTTTCGGGAGCGCCTATTCTTGTCGTGGTTGATCCGGCGGGGATACAGCGGGCGCAGACCGACGAGCGCAGTGCTGTGGATATCATCAAGGCTGAGGGGCTGCGGGTCATACCTGCCCGGACCAACAGCGTCTCTGCGAGAATAAATGCTGTGGATGATTTTCTTATGCGGCAGGTGGATGGGGAGTCGGCGTTCCTGCTTGATCCGAGTTGTACCCACCTTAAGGCAGCTATGATGGGCGGGTACCGGTATCATCCCAAGCACGAGAGCATTGAGAAAAACAAGCACTCTCACGTTGCCGAAGCTTTGCAGTATTTTATGTTAGGCTTGACAAGTTTCGCCGGTGGAGAGATCCTTAACAGGAAGCGTGAAGTTAAACAGCTTTCAGCCGCAGGGTGGACGTAATGCCGCAAATGTATGGAACCAAGAAGCTTGGCGCTGGCGATAAGGCTCTTACCGGAGTACGGCGGAGACGCCGGGCTGAGGAAGCCATGGAGCGCATCAAGTCCAACTCGGGCAGATACGAAGAAGCCATGGGGCGTATCAAAGCTAATTCGGACAAGTACGAAGCGGCCATGGGTAGAATCATGGCGAAAGGAAAATCTGCAAATAAGCAGCGCTAGGTGTTGCCATTGCGTCCCCTTCGTGGCATACACCGGACCCGAGGAATTTACGTCTTCCCCCCGCGTAGTTCCTTGCGTGTCGTGCTGCTTGGCCCCCCACTGCTTGTACCCGGTGGGGGGCCTTTTTTCTTTTGTTGCTAAAGGCTAAAACAGAGGATATATCTGGCGAATACGCTAGAGGTATCTATGGCTGATCTTACTCTTCTGCGGGTTGTCGATAACACTTCCCTGATGGAAGCGGAAAAGCGCGCTATCGATCAGGACCTGCAAGACCGGCAGAATCACCCGGTGCTTCTTGGTATCACGGCGTATCTGCGTGCGTGCTGGGACGCAGCGAAGCAGGCCAAGAAACCAATCGAGTACATCATGCTGGATGCCATGCGCCAGCGTAACGGGGAATACGACCCGACCAAGTTGAAAGATATCCGGAGCATGGGCGGCTCCGAGATCTTCATGATGATCACGGAAGTCAAGTGCCGGGCGGCTGAGTCTTGGCTTCGCGATATCCTGATGGATACCGGGTCTCCTCCGTGGGACATGACGCCGACGCCGCTGCCCTCTTTGTCGCCTCTGCAAGAGGCTGAGATCCAGCGGATGACCGCTGATGAAATTCTCAAGGTGGTCCAAGAAACCGGCACGGCTCCGAGCATTGAGCAGCAGGACCAGCTAAAAGAGATGGTGGCGCAGAGCTACAGGTTCAAAATCTTGCAGGAAGCGCAGAACCGCGCTGACCAGATGAAACTCAAGATTGAAGACCAGTTCGCGCAGGGCGGCTGGCCTGATGCGTTCAACGATTTCATTACTGACCTTGCAACTTTCCCGTGTGCGTTTCTCAAAGGGCCGATTGTCCGCCGGCAGCGTGTGCTTGGTTGGGAGACGGGGCCGGATGGGACGACAGTTGCGCGCCCGATAGAGCGACTGGGACCGGAGTATGAGCGGGTTGATCCGTTTTATATTTATCCTGAGCCCAAGATTACCAACATCAACGACGGGTATCTGTTTGAGCACCACCCTCTGACCCGTATGGCACTGGCTGATTTGATCGGCGTGCCCGGCTACGACGACGAAGCTATCCGGAAAGTGCTCGATATTGGCAATTCTCAGTCGTGGATTGCCGAAGATGTTGAGCTTTTGAAGAACGAACTGGAACGGAAGTTCTATTCGTACATGTCCCCGACTGATACCTTCGATGTTTTGGAGTTCTGGGGTAAGGTTAGCGGTAAAATGCTGGTCGAATGGGGCATGTCTACGGAAGATGTCCCTGATCAGGCGCGTGAGTACGACGCGAATGTATGGATTTGCGGCAATTATGTGCTCAAAGCTGTGCTAAATTACGACCCGCTCGGCGAAAAACCATACTGTAAGTCGTCTTTTATCAAGGTTCCGGGCGCTTTCTGGGGTAAATCTATCCCGGAAATCCTGCGAGACATACAATCCGTGTGCAACGCAGCCGCCCGCGCGCTGGTAAACAACATGGGTGTGGCCTCCGGGCCTCAGGTCGAAGTTAATCTGGAACGTATTCCTCCTAACGAGGACATTACACAGGTCCATCCGTGGAAAATCTGGCAGGTTCTGAACGATCCGCTGGGTTCGAACGCTCCTGCGGTGCGGTTTACGCAGCCGGACGACAACGCTAACACCCTGATGGCTGTGTATGAGCGGTTTTCTCGCCTTGCGGACGACCATTCCGGCATTCCGGCCTATGTTTATGGGGACCTTAACGTTCAGGGAGCCGGACGTACCGCATCTGGGCTATCCATGCTGATGGGATCGGCTGGTAAAGGTATCCGGCAGGTCGTTATGCACATCGATAACGACGTTGTTAAGCAAATGGTCAAGCGCCAGTTTATCTATAACATGCGTTACGACGACGATGAGAGCATTAAAGGCGACGTGGAGATTATTCCGAAGGGCGCGGTTAACCTCGCTGTCAAGGAAACTGTCAACGTTCGCCGGATTGAGTTCCTTAACGCAACCGCCAACCCATTCGATATCGAAATTGTTGGTAAGGCCGGCCGCGCCGCGCTTCTGCGTGAAGTGGCTAAAGGATTGCAGATGCCTGTGGATGATATCGTACCGTCCCGGGAGAAAGCTGCCCACCTTGCAAGGGTTCAGGGAGCGGCCATGGCTATGCAAGCGCAGATGTCACAGCCGTCACCAGCCCCATTGCAGCCGGGCGGTCAGACCCAAGGCGGTATGGAAGGAAACACAGTCAGTAACCGCGTAACGGGGATGGCCACATGAGACGGCCATCTGATGAAGTTGTGCAAGCCATGGCTGCTATCAACAGACAGTATCCGCTGTTTGTGGAATGGCTGTATGAATGGCGACTTCAGGAGTTTGAACAACTTCCTAGCGTTACGACTAACGTAGCAACCGCACAGGGGCGGTGCCAAGTCTTGTCAGAAATCTGCAAACTTGTTAAGAACTCCCCTGAACTAGTGGCAAAGTCTCGATGAGGCAGCCTTTTATTTAATTACGCACACCGATAGGAGCGTTCAACGTGGCACTACCAGAGCAGATTCGAAAGCAGACTGAGGCTGTCCAGCAGCTTTACATGGAGCTTAACAAAGACAAACCGGTGCAAGAAGCCGAGGCGTCTGAGGTTGAGA